TCTTCCCAGATCGTACCATTAAAACGAACCCAAGATCCTTGCTGACAACCATCCCATTCGGCATCAGTGACTTTCATTTCGCAAGTCATTGAAGATTCATCTTTCGAGGAATCAGAAATGGCTGTATTTGTTACTTCTACATAATCACTGCCATCATTTACAGCTGTGATCTGAAATGTGCCATTGTTTTCAACATTATTAAATCCTGAAATAGTAAACCAATCACCAATTGCAACTGAACTAAGGTCTGTTGTTGCAGATAAAAAATATCTAACAGTATTTCCTGATTGCCAACTTGTTTCTTCGCAAGTGAAAGTTCCCAATGCTGCATCCAATAAATAAATATCACCTTCGTCTTCACTTGGTGCTGTTGTCGATGAATTTGCTACATTGATAGCATTAGGCAATTGCATCAATGGCGTGAATTTTTGTTCGCCTGATTGATTCTTCCATGGCGAACCACCTTTTGCTGAAGTAGAAAAGCCTTTTGCTACGTGCAACTGGCTGTCTTCTGTGATATTTTCGTGAATGTTGCTCATTAGTCATTGTCGTCTAAAATCATTCCACCAATTAAATTAATGTCATTTGATACGTTTCCATCTTTTTCGTACAATGGATAAGTATCAATATTGTCTTCATCCTCGATGAATTCTTTTGCATCTTCCAGGAACGCTTCAGCAATTTGTTTTGCATTTGTAATAAGATCAGCACGTGATTTGTCGGTCCCGGAATTTGCAAATTCTGAATTGTTTAATTTCAAACCAGAACTTGTAATATCCGTGTGCATACTTGGCAATGCCAATTCAAGTGTTTTCCATGCCAATGCAGGCTTTAAATATTTGAACAATTCTTCATTCGCTTCTGAAAAAGTTGAATCAGATTCAGCAACCAATTCATTGTATAAATCACGGCCAAGGAAAGGCTTCAAAAAAGTAATTTCAGCCGGCTTTAAAAAGGGCTGAAATTTAGCAACATCAAAGGTTGCTTTGTTCAAACATATTTCACGAACATCATTCGTGGTGATAAGTGTTGCCATTATTTTGGTGTATTAGGTTTTGTTTTTCCTGCAGTGCCAAGTATTTGATCTGCCACTTCTGGAGACTTGTCATAGAAATGAACCAAGAATTGTACTGCAGTATCACGTGGTAATTCTCCACTTGATACCTTTACCAACATATCAGTGATTGCATTTGATTGATGTCCATCAATTAAGCCAGTTGATTCCGTAGTCGGTAGATATCCAAATACTTCACGTTGTTCATTTTTGGTCAAAATTACTTTTGGGTCCAAAAGATCACGCAACGAAACCGGAAATTCATTATTAAAAAGAATTGAATCAGTTTTGTATTTGGTAGTTTTTTTGAAGATCTCATTCATTATGTTCACAATATCTTCCTGGATATCCGAAATTACAGTTGAAAGTGCAATTTGATATTCAGTTCTGATCTGTTGAACATTTCCAAGTTTTCCAGCTTCAGTCACCCCACACAATGATGGAAACCAATTGTGTGCCACGATAAGATCTTCCGTTGATTGTTTATGAAGCTGTAGCCATTCGCCTTCTTTTGTCTTTGTTGTTTCAATGAATTCAGTTTTTCCACCGCCCAATTGTTTTACAACAAAGAAAATCTTGCCTTGTTTTCCTTCACCGGTATAGGTAGAAAGGAAATCCTTTTTCATTTTTTGTGCCTCTTTTGCTGAAATGTTTCCTTCGACAACCAATGTTCCTGAAGGAGAAAAATCATTGTCCAAGCGTGACACATTCCACTTATTTGTTTTGTAGGCAATTGCAGCAGCATCAATTCCTGGCAACCATGAAGGTACACCATAATTTAAAAATTCAGGTTCGTAATCTTTCCAATGATAAATAGATCTTAAAGATCCATCGATTTCAGCAAATACAGGAAACAAAGGAATCGTTTTGATTTTTTCGGATTGAGCTGATTCAATGTTCTGCATATCCGGGTAAAATATAACATTCTTTGAATCGTCAGAAATACGACACATCGTGTGATCTTTGTGATATAAATGAACAAATGATTTTTGTGCATTGGTCACGATTTCAATATAACCATTTCCAGCTGAAAGTTTATCGAACAAAACCTTCTTTAGTACACGCTTTAAATTTTCGCTTTTATTATTCGCTTTTTTGATGAATGCTTCGACTTTTGCATCTTCAGAATATAAACCCTTGCTCATGCAATAGATCGTCTTCCAGTTCAAAATTCCACGGTGTGCAGGCGACTTTCTAGTCAATTGAGCAATTGCCTGTGGAAACATATTGTCTGATCCGTTTGAAATATATTTTTTTGAATTCAACTGATTTGGGAAATTATCAGTCGGTGGCAATGGAATAGTAGGAATGTTTGTTGCTGTTGCCAACACTTGACCACGCTTTGCTGTTGATGACGGCTTTTTATTTTTTGATGCTGTTGTCATTATAAATCAAATTGTTGTTTTAACATTGCAAAGAATCTTCTGTCGTATCGTTTTTCACATTCGCAGCAAATATTCACTTGGCAGAATGTACAAAATTTCACTTGTTTGATTGATTCATCTTTGTCTATCAATCGACATACTTCACAAACCCCTTCTTTTGTTTCGGCATTTTTTTCTAAACAAGCGCACGCCATGATTATCAGTTCACAATTTTAGGAAATAATTTAGCATAAACCAAAAAAAAGGAGTGCTTTCACTCCTTTTTCTTTTTTATTTTTTCTTCGGTTTTGAATCCGGCTCTTTCGGAGCTTGTTGTTTGATGACCATTTGTGTCAATTTGTTGTCATGAAGATACTTCAAATCTTGTTGTGTCAAAGATTCTGGTTTCTCAAGATCAAATTTGCCACCATCAGCACGTGGGTACAAAGGCTTTGCAGCCCAAACTGTACCTTTTGCGCCAGGCATCAGAACATAGATTTCTTTTTTGTCTGCCATGGTAGGTCCTCCTAATTTTTACGAACTAAAGTTGTTGCAACCTGTCCGGAAGTTGATGAACCTGAAGTTGTACCTGTGTCAAGTAATACACATGGAGTGAAGTCAGTGATGACAGCATCAACGATTGCAGCAGCACAAGCCGCTTGTGTATCGTACACGCGTTTTGCTGTACTTGCACCATCAATGATCTTTTCACCAGTTGTGAATGTCACTTCAGCTGTATTGGAAGCATCTAATGTTCTCACATCAGCAACCACACGTTGATTTGGTAATTTGTTTAATGTGTTGGAATCTTTAAACCACACATAAACGGTGTCACCTACACCATAAGATTTTGAAACGTCTGCCATTGTTATTGGAAGTTAAAAAGTTATACAATAGAAAAGTACCGGGATTAAACCGGTACTGTTCCTGTGAATGTTCTTGAATATTCGTTGTCCATCGATTTCAAAACAACTACTGATCCATTTGCATCAGTAAATGCTTTACCGGTATCTACGGATTGAGTATCTAATTTCAACGGACGTTCTTTTCCAAACTTCTCATTGTAACCAAGCACCCATTTTGCACCGTTACCATCCAAAATGATTCCAATCATTCCACAAGTTGATGCGTTTGCAATGTCTTGTGCTCTATTGCGTTCAGTTTGTGAATGGCCTTCCCATGCTGTTTCAACCATGTGTTCAACACTGAAAGCACCATTGGTCGATTTTCCATCGTCCTTCCATTGTCCTGAATCTTGTTTGAAATCAAACTTATAAAACACTTTTCCTGATTCCATTGTAACAGCGCTATATTCGCCAGTCGAAGCATTCAATGTGAATGATGACACATCTGAAGCATTCGCCAACCACATACTAACAATGCCACCGGAGCGAGCTGCACAAGTCTTGGTTAATCCAGCTTGTAACAAAAGGAAAATTCCCGCCAATTTTTTTGCTTTGCTTTTCATTGATCTGAAAAATTATTTGGTTTATAATTGAATCAACCCTTCCACGTGAAGGGTTGATTTTTTTTTCTTAGTATGCTACTGTGATTAATTCAGGCAGAACGAAATCAGCACCAAATTCAAATTGTGTTCTTTGACGGTTTTTGTTTTCATCTACGTTGAACCAGAATTTTGTTTGAGCAATGTCACCTGTTCCATTTACAACTAAACACAAGTTATCAGCGTGTGTCAAGATCGCACGGTGTGGATATGGCTCATTGAAATCAGCCAATAAGTGATGATCAATGCTCATTGGAATGATTGGAATTCCTCTATATGTAAAGCGTTGAACACCATCAATCATTGCAGTTCTTGAAGATTCTAAAGATTGAGCTTCCAAAGTGTCTTGGTAGTTTTCAATCATTGAATCAGTCGCATAAATACGAACACTTCCTTTTTCTTTGATTAATTGCTTCAACACTTGTGTTGAGTTATTTAGCATTAACTTGAAAGTGTTTTTCGCTTCATCAGTTCCAAGATCTTGTGCAGCAGTATTTGCTGTTGTATGAGCAACTGAACCAGCCAAGTTGCCTGATACGTTAGCAGGAGCAACAACTAAATGAGGCTGACCAGCAACTGCTGCTGTGAAAATAACGTCCGCACCAGAAGAAGTTACAGTGATTCCGCGTAAAGCCAAAGCAGCTGAATGTGTTGTATCGAAATCTGTTGCTGTTTGTGTCAATGAAGAGTTGAATGTTGCTAAATAGTTCACACCATCAACATTGATATTTGCTGTACCAGAAGATCCTGTCAATGTAACTGTATCAACTTGTGCAACCGCACCGTTTGACATTACAATTCTACGAATTTGGTCATTTGTAGCTGAGCTATAAAGCGCAGCACTTCCAAAAATTGCTTTCCATATACCATCGATTACATTGTAATCAGTATCAGCTGTTGCTGTATAATAACCATTTGCATGAAGTGTTTTCTTGCTTGTATTTCCCAACCAGAAAATACGTCTAACATCTTCCAAGATTGCATTTAAGAACACACGAACCTCTGCTTCATGAACTGCTGTTCCGGTGATCTCATTTTGTTTAATGCCACCAACCGATGTGATGTTTTCCAAAATTGTATCACGGTAGTCTTGCATTGAATATTCCGCTTCAGCTTTGAATTCTGACAACGTCATCTTCTTTTGAACTTTATCAGCACCAGAATCACCTTGGAATCCATCAGCGTATGCTTTTAAGATTTTAGATTTGGTTTTGAAGAAAGTCAATTTGATACTTGATTTTACGGAATTGATGACACGAACACCCAATTCTTGTGGCGCTTTGCCAATGAATAAAGGGCGAATGATTATTTCTTCCATTTCTTTGCCATAGAATTCAGATCCATTGGTGATGAACCCTGTAAACATAGCACCATTAATTGAGGGAACAAAATTAAGTCCGATTGCTGTTGCTCCCGCAATTGCACCAACGGCTTCAGTTGGAAATCCAACTAATGACAAAACGGTGAATGCTAACATGAAGTTGAACATTGACACCAAGAAACGATTTGCTGTTTTCATTGATTTTTTGATTTGATTGTTTGTATTGATTTTTGTTTGATTACTTTTTGATGTACTGTTTTTTATGCTTCGTCCTCTTCTTCAACCTCTTCAACGATGTTCACGTCTTCGCCACGTAAACCTGCTGCTGATTTTGCATATAGGATATCCCATTTTGATTTTGCTTTTTTGCCATTTCCTGATGGGTCCGGATCTGGTTTTCCTGAAGCTGAAGTTTCTCCTGCTTTCAATTCATCGATCTCTGTATTTTTAGAAACAATGTCAGCATTCAATGAATCAATTGTTCCTTGCATTGCTGTGATCTTTGAATTCAATTCAGTTTCTTTTTCAGTTAAAGCATTTGCAGCTGCTTGTGCATTTTGTTCTGCTTTTATGCGTGCATCTTTTTCAGATTGAACTGCTGCAGCAAGCGTTTCGTTTTCGACACGCATTGATTCGATGAAATCAACTTCTTCTTCAGTCATGAAGATGCCATCGGCTGTTGATTCTACTTTTGTTTTCCCAAGGAAAGCAAAAAGCTTTGTCCATTTTTCTTTCATTTATTTTGATTTGGTTAATTTGGTGACAAGTTTCACAGCATCAGAGAATGAACCAATGCTGTCAATCAATCCGGCTTTTATAGCATCTTCAGCAAATAACAATTGGCCTTTTAACGTAGCTTCTTTATCCAACCCTTTTCCGAATCTATTCTTTGTTACTGCTTTCAAAAATACCTCATTAAATACATCGATCGATGCCTTCATTGGACCTTCATTGCCTTTTAATGCTTCACGATATTCGATATTCTTTTCAGTCGATTTCGTTGCATAAATGCTGATTTCTTTTATTCCCATTTTTTCATCATATCCACTCCAATCAGTTAGCGTGATGTATGTTCCAATTGAACCAATTTCAGCCAATGAATTGTTTGCCATGATGTGTTTAGCACTTGATCCAGCCCAATAAGCTGCTGATGCCATTAATCCATCAACAAATGCCACAACAGGTTTATTCAATGATTTGATTGATTCTGAAAAATCCATCGTGCCATCTGCTGATCCACCCGGAGAATCGACATACAAAATATGTCCAATGATATTTTCATTGCTGTCCGCTTCACGCATCATGTTGGTCAATGATTTTGTTCCAGGAGCTTCGCAATAGTCGTTTTTCATAACAACGCCTTGCAAAAATGTAATTGCAACAGATCCACGAGGTGCGTCATCAATACGACTAAAAGTTGAATGTAAGAATGGAGTTGAGCTTGATACAAAGAACTGAGCCTTTTTTTTCATTGATTCTTCTTCAGAACCTTCTTCAAAAGCATTTCTGTATTTTAATGCTGATAAGTCTGGTGCTTGACCTGACAATATTTGTGCAACGATTGGACGATACGCTTGTGCATATCTTTTATCCATGTACCAAATTCCACGTCCGATCTGAAGAATTAAAGATGAAGGCATACTATTTTCCGTTTTTAGTTGAACAAACTTATTTCAGAAAAAAAAGTGCCGTGTGCCATAAAATCAAACAAAATGATTTTTTGCCTTTGATGGTTTTTTGTAAATGATGTTTTTAATGTTCGATTCGCAAATGTTCCAACGTATTGAAAGGTCGATAATTGCTGAGCGTGTGGAAATATCCGAACCTTTTTTCAACTCCCAATATTCTTCATTGACACAATAAGCAATGGCAGGCCCTTTTTTTATGATTCCTTTGTCAAAAAGTACATCCAATTGCTCACGTGTCAATTGTTTATTCGGTTGATCCTTCATGAAAAACCGAAGTATAGTGGTGCGAAGCTGTTTGTCGAATTCTGTCATGCTTCAAATATACTAAAAAGAAGATTCCATTTCAATGTTTTGAATTTTTCCATTCACGGCCGCTGTTTCTGTAGCTACGTTGTACACCTTTTTGTTATTGATGCCACGAACGATCTGCATTGCAAATGATTCCATATCAACCGACATCAGCGGGAATGTTTGTGGTGCTGTTGAACTTGGTGCCGGTGGACCACCCATTGCAAATGATCTACCACCACCCATCACATTAATCGCTGAAGCGTATTGTCGAAGGATCGGATTTCGGTAAACACCTTTTGTCATTATGATTTCATCGCCTTCCATTTCAAATCCGGAACGACCTTCTACTGAAAAAGGAATTCCACCTTGTTCATGTGATGGACCACGAACGACACCACCTTTTTTGAATTGTTGATTCTCGATTGCTGCAATCTGAACTCCTGCTGCTGCTGTTGCTGCACCTGCTTGAATGGCCGCTGTCGCCCAACCAACGTAAGGAATATTAGCGTATGCACTGGCGATCTTGATTAATTCCAAAGCCAATTCAATTAAGATTTGCTTTTTCTTTAATTCCTTTTCCTTTTCAAATGCTTTCTTTTTTGCTTCAAGTTCTTCCTGGCGTTGCTTTGCATCAATTTCTTTTTTCTCTTGTGCGTATTGTTGCTCGGTAATCAAACCATTCTCCAATTTGTTTTCAAGAATAGTTGATTCCATATCAGCCTGCTGTTTGATTGCTTCCAATTGATTTTGAAGCAAGCGCTGATTTCTTTCACGTTGTTGGTCGAACAGCATATCAGAAATTTTCTTCGCCAATTCAACAGCTGAATTGATTGCAGCATTGGCCGCATCCTTATCAGTACCAAATGCCATTTCCATTGGCGATTTGCCCTTTTCGGGTTTCAATTCTTCAGCCAATACAGTACGCAACTTGGCAGCTTGCGCTTGTCCTTCAAGCGTTTCAAGTTCACCCGTTTCTTCTAAAAGGTCAAGCTGTTTTTGTGCATACTCTTTTCTGATTGCAAGTATTTGTTCCTGCTTTTCACGTTCATTGCCGGTGCCTTGTTTTACTTCTTCAATGGCGATTTGTTCTTCAAGATCAAGTTTGTGTTTAGCAATTTTGTTATTGTCTTGAATCGCTTTATTTCCGAGGTCGTTGATTTCTTTTTGCTTTATTTTTTCCAGCTGAAGAATTCGATTATTAATTGCTTCATTCAACTTGATTTCGTCTTCACGCAATTTCTTTTTGTTTACCAATTGGCGTTTCAATCCTTCAATTTCCAGATTGTATTTAACCTCGACTGATGTTACATCTTTTTCCAATCCAGCATTCATCAATTCAAGTTGTCCTTTTGCAAGATCATCCGACAAACGAAGAATCAATTCATTGTTCTTTTTGATTTCTTCTTCCTTCTTTTTTCGGGCTTCTTCCATTGCCTTCAATTCTTCGTCCGTGTATTGCTTAGCGAATTCTTTATTCAGATTAAGCAAACTGTCATTGAATTGTTTTCGCATGATTACTTCCTGAGAATAGGAAGCACGAAGCGATGCTGATTTTGTTTGTTGAGCACTTTCAAGCGCCAATTTGATTTGAACTTCATTGTCTTTGATTGCCTTCAATCTGTTGGCTTCTGATAGCTTTGCTGTTTCGACAATTGAATCAAATTCTTTTTTATAGAATTGCTTTGTTCCGGTCACTGATTGCGCAACCTTTTCCATGGCTTCATTCTTATTGCCTGAAATACGCATCAACAAATCTTCAAAGCCTGCACCTGCTGTGATTAATGCTTCACCAACTGCTGTCTTGAAATTATTCCAACGAACACTTAATCGATCTATTTTGTCAGCTGTAGTCAAAGCAAGATCACCTTGCTTGGTCAATTCTTGTTCAACGATAATTCCGGCCGCCTTTGCAAAGTCACCTGTTTCTTTAAATTTAGCATTGATACGTTGAACATTAATACCCAAGTTGTCCAAGATCAATGGCGACTTTCTGGCGATACCGGTCACGATTGATTCGGTCAAATATTCAACTGATTGTCCTGTTTCTTGTGCTCGTTGTTGTGCGAACTTCAAGAGGCTTGCCATTGTTTCAAGTGGAATCTGGAAGTTGTTTGCATTAACAGCGGCCTTCATTAACTCCATATCAGAAACAGTGCCTTTCGTTGCTGCACGCAATTCATCCAATAAACCCGGACGATTCAATCGCTGAAATGCACGTTCGATACCTTCCATCTTAGCAGCCATTTGAATTGCTTCAGAACCAAAATTCTTGATTTCATTTATCCCGAAAACCAATCCAGCTTGAACGGCGATCGACTTCAATGATTCGCCATAGTTTCCGACATTACGGAATGAACGACCAATTTCAGAATCAAACTGTTTTAACTTGACAGTGTTTTCATTTAATTGTCTTTGTAGATCATTAAAGTCTTTATTTGTCTTATCGATTGGCAACGAACGCAATTGCTCACTTAATTTTTTATTCTCGAGAACAAGTGCATTATAACTCCCAGCTAAGTGTGTGTGTTTTGCTCGTAATTGCTCCTCTTTTAATATTTTTTTTTCTATTTCAGCTTGAGCCTTTTTCCTTTCATTTGCAAGTTTTGCTTCTTCCCTTGCCAGTCGCTTTGTTTCTGCTGCAAGTTGCTTTTCTTCGTTTGCTAATTTTTTTTGTTCAATAGCGGCTTGTTTTGCTTCTTCACTTGCCTTTTTTTGTTCTTCTTTTAATTTTGTAACTCCTGTAGCGTTTTCAATTAATGCTTTTTCTAGAGCATTATAATCCGACTTCAACAATTTTGCTTTTATTGAAAGCTCGGCCATTCGTTCTGCTGAAGCCTTTTGAGCACCTACATTGTCCTTAGTAGAATTTTTTAATTTAGTGATTTCCTTTTCAACGTCAATCAATTCACGTTTCAAAGCGGTCATTTTGTTCAACTCCGATTCTGATCCTTTGATCTCAATCGAAAATCCAATTACGTTTTCAGACATTATGTGGTAATTTTTTCAATGTTATTATCTACAATAGTATAAACCGGAAGATACGATCCATTTACTTGTGTGTACATTTCAGCACTTGCTGATTCAAATACACCAGATCGATTGCGTTCCATTATCGTTTCACCTGCAACCATGATTTTGGCACCATCTTCACTGACTGAAAATGTGCTTGATATTCTCGGCCCGGTCAAAACAACTGGCGTGAATGTCAATGATAAATAATTCAACTTTGGAAGCGTTGGTTGTGCTGATGCCTTAATGAAAATACATTTTGTGCTTACAAGATCATTCGCACGATAATCAGCAACTTTTTCCAAAATAAAATAGGATCCATTTTCATCACGTTCAATGTATTTCTTCTTTCTGAAGTTGATGTTCATGAAATCATTGTCAGTCAAATCAACATAAGCAATGTATTTTCGACCATCGCTTTTGATCTTGTGTGATGTTCGCCACCATTTGTTGTATAAGCCATAAGAATAGTCGTTGTCACCATACATCAAATTAAAATCATTGTTCGCTTTATTATCATAGAATATGAATTCGGGCCACGTTGTTCGATATGTGTTTGATGGATTAGCAATTTGATAATCGTAAGTACCTACATTATTGAATCGCCATGATTCACCTGAAGGAAGATTTTTCACGCCACGATAATACAAAACACGTGACATGAATTTGCTTGTCTTCGGTGGCAAAGTAATGTCTGACCACATACGTGGAAGCATGGTTGTTGATAAACCAAATCGTTCACCGGTATTCATCCACGTTGCTGCAAATAAAGAATTTTCCATTTCTTCGGTTTCATTCTTTGCATTGATGTTATCGATTAACACTTCTTTAGATCCGTATGCTGTTGTATTTTGTTTATTGTATTCCTGGACAAACTTATCATTTGAATCTTCTTTGTATTTGTAGTTGTTTTGTAGTGGTAACGCTTCACTTCCAAATTCAATTTGAATGTCTTTTGCTTTATTGAGCTTTGATGTCCAATCTTCAGGCGTTTGGGAATAAAAGTCATCGAATGGCTCAATGTACACCGTTCGTGCATCTTCATCAGCGACAATGTGCAAATTAAACAGATCACGGCATCCTTTTATAAAGTCAAGCATCAATACGTCATCAGGCATATTGACTGACCAATCCACGTCTTGATTTTCCCCCATTTCCAATACGCCTTCAATCTTATCACAGCTCAATTCGGAATAATAAATATCACATGGACCTCTATTTGTTGCCGTTCCAATGTTAGTTGCTTGAAGCGGAACACCATCACGATATTGATTCATTTCAACTTCAACAAAAACCTCATCGCCCCATTCCAATTCAAATGTCTTTGTAAATTCAATCGTTCGCAATGTATACCAATTATCACCATTTGTGTTTTGTGGCAATTCATCTACATAGGACGAATCATAAGAACATACAACCGGAGTATTATTTTTATAACGATTGATCTTTTTGAATGTTGCAATCACATTAGCAGTATAAACATACACTTGTCCATTTGCTGAAACATTTGACACATACACATTTCCGGTGCTTCGATAATCAACACGAAATGTGAATGTATGTTTTCCACGACCGCCCAAACATAAATACCTGCCTTGTGTCATGTTGTTCATGTTGCCGCCATTATTATAATACGGTGCAACGAATTGAGTATTTCCAAATGTCATTTGAACAATGGCTGGAAGTGTGGTCGGCCTTCTCAATTCTGTCGAATAACAAGACATCCTGTATAGATCATTCTTATCAGCTGTATGTCGCATATATTCATTTACAAACGCATAATAAAGTTTTGTGAACGCTGATGTATTACGGAAGGAAGAAATGCAACGATATCCAATATAAGCCCATGTCCGATCCCACAATGATGTGAATGATAATGCTGGATATCTGTCATTGATTGAAACCGTTTCACGATTGTTGGAATCTAATTGTCCGGAAAATTTACCACGGTCGATAAGATCATAAACATATTCACGACCTGAAGTAACTGTTTCGGAAGTGTTCACAACAGAATATGAACGTGTATGATTTTGATCTGTGAAATCAAGATCAGATAAATATTTTCCATCCATTGCAGCAATCCATCCAGCGTTTCCACCATAACAAATCACCTCAAAATCAGGCACGTCCAAATCGTTGTTGATTGTTGCTATTGAAATACGACAAAAGCCAATGAACATCAAGTGTCCATCGGCTTCGATTCTGACTTTTGGTTTTGCTGCTGTTTCAACTACTGCATTGATGTCATCAGCAAATTTTAAAAGCCTTCGATTGACACCCGAACCTGGCAATGTTATTGGTTTGACGTTGTCCTTTTTCCGAGTGTTTAGATTGTTACTGTCTGCAATCATTTTAGTGATTGCTAATTGTCTTTCAAAGTCGTCATAAGTCAGGACTTCTTCTTCGTCAATAAATACTCTGAATGTTTTCATTAGTTGTGTAACCCTTTAAATGAATTGGACAATGAATAAGTGAATTTTAATTGTGTCAATTGTGCGCTGTTGTATGGTGTGTATTGTCCAGCAGCTTGAACAACTGGCGTGAATGATGATTGATTCAAATCACGATAAACGATCCACGGTGATTCAAGCAATTCAATCAACCATGTGGCATCTGCTTTGTTTAGAAATTCACTGAAGACTGTTTTTGCATCAGCACGGAATGTTCCGAGCGTTGTCATGCCTCGATCTGTTGTGGCCCATCCAAGTTCAACTTGCTTTTTGAATTCAGTTCTTTGCACATCAACGTCCTCGATGTAATCGCCTGTAAATGTGTATGAATCAACACCGCCAAGTGAATTTTCAAAATGGAATCGCTTTGCGTTTTGGTATTGTTTATTGTCTACGATGAATGTTCGCTTTTCGGAAATCTGAGTGTTTGAACCATTAACGATCCACACATCAAATTTTATGGTGGATGAATTGAACATTGTCGAATTAATTGGAACAACGATTCGATTTAATTCAACGGTTGCGGTCGATAAATAATTCACAGACAATGTGGCACCGGTTGCATCGTATGCTTGATAAGCTGCTTTGACTGCTGAAACACCTGAAGGAACAAGAATGGAAAGTTGTTCTTCTTCTCCTGGACGAATTGATTTTGTTTTTGGTGCTCGTGTCAAAAATTTTGAAGAAGAAGATCCGGTGAAGTATGCTGTCATGTTTTGTGATTCATCATGCTGCCATGATGCACGAAGCGAAGGCAATGCCAATGAAAACTTATTGTCGCCTTCAGTCAATACACCATCAGCATCGTCAAATTCTTCCGTGAACAATACGCCATAATACTTCAAGCAATCGTTGTTCGGTGTTTGAATTGTCGAAGGATTTCCTGTATAGAATTGAGTTGTTAAAACAGATTTCAAATATCCACCAACCTCAAATTTGAATCGATATGATCCGCTTTCGATTATGGCTGACATTCTTTTGCTGCCAAGAAATGTTGCTTTCTTTGTGTAGCCCGTTTCTGTTGCAACAAATGTGGCAACAACTTCAGCGGCCGAAGAAGATGGTGTATTAACGATTTTATACCATCCATAATGTTGTGATGTATCAGGCAGGAAGATGTAATCGCCAATAGAATAACCATGTGCAGCACCATAATAAATACGAATTAGAGCACCATTTTGTGCAATGCTTGTATAAGATTGATTTTCACCATCGAAGACATAAATATCACCACGCACTTCAAAGTTGTTGTTTGTTCGTGTAATTGTTCCTGCACCGGTACCCGAAGCAACGAATGCTTGATCTGTTTCAAACCATGAAGCATTTATAACGGTCACTGTTTGTTTAACATTGTACGCAACGGAAGCACCTGTAAATGCACTCCCCGTGACAACGTCACCAACTGCAAGCGTGTGACCTACACAAGCATATCTTGCCTTTGCGCCTGTTCCTGAACTAACTGATGTAATTGAAAAAGCATCGTTCGCATATCTGTCGGACGATACTTTGTGAACCATTGGTCGCCATGCAGCGATCTGGGCTGTTGGTGCTGATACGAGTGTGAGTGCCATTACATTGGTATTTTTTTGCCTTGTTTGATTAATTTCACGTGTGTCATTCTAATGTGTGGGTGGATCTCATTCTTTCGTGTTCCCATTTTCCCGCCATACTTTTTGATGTATTGTTCCCATGCACGTGCTTTATTTCTGTCAGTATAGAACTTTACAGCAAACGTATAAAACACCATCCACAAATGAATTACGATTGGTATCAATGATACATACCATTTCCAACCAATTGCGAAAAGTGTCACTGTCATTGCGATTGCCACGAATGTAGTAAGCAACTGCATCTTTAATTTGTTACGTTTAGCTGTTTTGTTTTCCGGTTTTAAGTTTACGATTTTTCCCATCATGTAAAAGATTTATTGATTTGACGTTGATTTATTTCATTCACGATGCTAAAGATAGCACTTTCAAGTGATGTCTGAACCGCTTTTCTGACATCGTCCGAAATTTGTTGCTTGTTGTTCTCCAGAACTTTGGTCATGAATTGCCCTGTTGTTGTGCCTCTCCATGATGACTGTTGTGAAATACCGTGCTTAAAAATATTTTGCTGAATAGCGAATGCCATGCCTTTGATTTTCTTTATGTCCGATTCAAATTGTTTGACCTTGATCCATTCAATTATAGCATCAATTGGAACTTTTTTACCGCCTGCACGTCTTCCAGTATCAACAAAGCGACCATAATACACAAATGTTCCATCGAGCTTCACCAATTCAGTTGAAGAAGTTATTTCGTTGTCGATCGATTCAATAAGTTGGCCCGTTGCTTTGTGCCCTTGCAGAATCAATTCGGCAATCATTTGTTGCTTTAAATACGAAAAAACGTACCGAAGCACGTTTTCAAGTTGGTTTATCATTTTAGCATCCATTAGTCGCAGGAATTAAATACACGTAATGTGAATGAAGCACGAACTGCAGTCAATTGTGCATTGTGCTGATAATGTCCAGGAGTGAATTTGCATTTGCCTACAAGAACGTATTCCGGTTGTGATGCGAATAAAACCCGGAGTGATTTCACGGCAAGATCTTCCAATTCATCCCATTGTTCTGTCCAATGCTTTGGATCATCTGAAGCCTGTGGTTCAAATACAAAGACTTCCATTTCAAGTTCCTTGTAAGTTAATTCACGACTTTGATAGTCGCCTGCCGGTGGTTTGATTAACATCAACGGATAAACATCAGTTGAATCAGCATTGATCTGTGAAAGGTCATCGAAAACAGTTTTCTTTATTGCAGGAATGTCTGCATTGATGCTTTCAAATTTTTCTTTTAGTTTGGTTAGTGTTGCCATTATGCAGGTATTTTTAAAAGTTCTTCAGCCCTTCTTACGCTCAGATAAGTCATGAATCGATTGAAATCAGTTTGTTCAACCACCTTTGTGTCTTCGATTGATACCGCACATTTCACAATGGAAGCATACCAACCGAATCGTTCTATTCCCGAATCAATACCATTTCCTTTGTTTGATCCTTTAATAATTGGTTTAGTCGTAAGATTAGGGAAGTTTGTCTTGATGTAATGATGTGTTCGTTCAAGCAAAAAAAAACATCAAAGCAAATATCCATTCCAAGTTGTTTGAATTCTTCAGCACGTTTCAAACACACCTCTTCATTGTATGGTTCCACTTCTTTGTTCACGTGTGGACGACACAAGATCGAAATGATATTGGCAGCGACCGCCAATTTTCCACCTGCCATGTCCTTTGAAAACAATTCCAAATCAGCGGCTTCAGTGAATTCGATTGCTTTTCTGTCATGGAATGGACGATCTGCACCAAGTATGTTCTTTGTTATCGGTAAGAAATATTCAATGCCATTGAATTCAAATGAAATTCGTCTGGAATCAATGTAATCAATTGGACCGTAGATCAACCCAATCACGAACTTCTCGATGTATGTTTTGAAGAACGTGGTGCGTTCGTTGTGGTAAATGTTCTGAACTAATTCGCTCGGGATATCCGTGAACAATGCAATTAACTTTCCGTAAAAGTCCGGGAATGTTTTAACCAATGCTTTGTCATCAACTACTTTGAACCATTCATCCAATTCTTTTTCACGGTCATTGTCATCACGAATCGATAAAAGTTTGTAGTAATCATTCAATGCCACCGGCATTTCCTTTTCAATTACCTCGTTGATTGTTGATGCTTTTTCGATGGTCATTTCGGACCATGATTCAATTAGCTTGTATTGTTTCCCGTTTACGTTGAATAAGATCATGATATGTATTTTTATAAATGATAAAAGCACCGAATTGGTGCTTCATTAGTTGCGGGGGCAGGACTCGAACCTGCGACCTTTGGGTAATGAACCCAACGAGCTAACCAGCTGCTCTACCCCGCTGTACCTTATTTCACAAACACTTCACGCTTCATGCGTTCAAGCGTTGTGACAGCTGAATGGAATCTGTCTGAAGATTTTTTCACAGCATCCATTTGTAATTTGTATTTCGTTGCTGCAGCGATTAACAGATCAGCAAGATCATTCATGTACTCCAATGACACTTCGCTGTTTTTAACTGAATCAAGTGCCGCTTTCTTTTGGTTCTCACGTGCATTGGCTTGTGCTTTTGCTTCAGCTTCTTTGGATTGTGCATCAACAATGGCGTTGTTCACTTTGTCCTGAAGCTCTTCCTTCGTTTCTTCTCCGGTCAATTCAACTTTGTATTGACGTGCTTGTTCCTGAAGCGAATGAATTTCAGCAAGGTTGATCTTGTCAGCATCGTCTTTGTCGATTAATGCTTTCAATTCTTCGATTGTTTCTTCGCCTTCCAATGTGATTTCACGTTCGATACACTCCTGCATCAATTCAGCTTTTAATTCATCGTCCGTTTTTGCTGGTGCTGGATTTTCTTCGTCTTCGTTTGTTCCAGGAACAGAATCGAATTCAGAAATTTCTTTGAATACAATGTGATTCACGAATTCAGCATGGTCAGCAATTCGTTCGGCCAATACTTGCATATTGTCATTGCCTTTGTACTCGATTTTTAGGTCATCGCAAATGTCTTGCAATTGTGCCTTCTTTTTGGTTTCAACCAATAATGGAATGATTTTTTCTTTTGTCATGACTAAGTGTTTTTAAATTTTACAATATTGAGTAGCAAACATAGGATATATTTCAATTACTTCCAAATGTTAAAATGCCACCTTTGTTTGTTTGTTCGCGAAGGATCGCCATGACCAAACAATCGACTTTATCTTTCAGCCTACCATTCGGGAATGATCAGCATTGCATTACGAATGATTCAATCCAATCAGGTTCATCTGTGATAAGATAAACACGACCAGATTCAATGAATGGTGCTGCAGCACGTGTCCGTGAAATTTTGTCCTGAGTTGGCGCCTTGTCGATTATCATGTTTAGATCTGTTTCACGTTTCATTGTGTGAACAATCGGAAGTCCGGTTGCTTTTGGTTCGACATAGATCGATGAATTGTTATTGTAACCGTTTGACGTAACGAATCGATAGCACGTTTTGATAAAGTCAGGCATTTCTTCCCATACACCGAGCACCTTCCGAATGTACATATTGTTTCCAAGCATGGCATAACACAAGATCGCTGTTTGTGCATTGTTCGGATCTGAAGTATAAGCACCATCAATTGTGAATTTCCAGACCAATCGTTCTTCAGCTTGTTTGGCTTTTGTTCGCAATTGATCCATGCTGATTTTTAGGAACCAATCCTTTTTGATTATACCACCACCAGAAGGCGCTGGATCTTGGCCGTATTGTCCGGCAAATCCATACGAACCTAAACCGACTAACTTGTCAGCCAAATCTTTTTCATCCAATCGGACAGGATCGAGCAAGCCCCCCAGATACTTATCACGTAATTCAATTGGCTTGACGTTTGGCGATAAGCGTGCTGGAAGGCAAATGTGCTTCAATCGAATATCTTTTTTGTTCAATAAATGTCCGGCAGGATCAAGCTCATGAAGTCGCTGCATAACGAGAATAAAGACTGAAATCTTTGAATTGATTCTTCGTGTGGTCCGAAGGTAATCGACAAAGTCATTAGCGGTGTTCAATTGGCGTTCGGTCGGTTCTTTTTTTGGATTCAGCATATCGTCACCAATTAAGATGTGAGCGTGTTCCCCAACGATACCACCACCAACTGAAGTCGCCATTCGCTTTCCTGCATTTCGTGTTTCATACATTGCTTTACTGTCCGAATCTTCTTTGATAAGCATATCCGGAAAGTACAAACGGAATAAATCAGAACGAATGATGTCACGTGATTTCACTGCATCACGAATGGACAATGATTTTGAATAAGATGCTGTAATCAACTTAATCGTGTCATCGATTACCCAGCACCATACTGGAAACATTTGCGACACGATGGTGGACTTGGAAGAGCCAGGCGGTATATTGATAAGCAAATCAGCTTCCGATTCTTTACGGTCACGTACACGCATACCAACCTTTTGCAATTCATCACATAGGTATTCCATGTGCCAATTCCAAACCAATGGGTCCGGAATGATAGTGTGCCAAAATGTTTTTACGAAGAACGCAAATGATCTTCGACAAAACTCAGCTTCGATCTGATGCTTTGCTGGTAAGTTCATAATACATTTTTAGTTCTTCGTCTGACAATTTTGACAGATCGACCTTTGATTGAACCGGTTCGACCTTGACTTCCATTTCCTGTTTTGCTTTTCCGTGTGCTCGGTCCATCATCATTTCAAGCATAAGCACGCCTTTTCCTGACATCATTTCCTTCGCAACGATTCGCAACAGCATCGGGTAATTCGGGCTAACAATCACTTCCTTGATTTTCTTTTCATCCATATTGAAAAGCAATTCATATGCTTCACGAACATTGTGAGCACCTACACGTTCATAACCTTGTGACTTCAATTCTTCAGTGATTTCACGAAGCATCAACGGTATGCCCCCACGTGGATTTCGGACCTCTCCCTTTTTGATTGGCTTCAAATATTTCACATTATTCGGATTCGCTTTTCTCTTTTTTCTCATTTTGACGATTTTTTGTCAATGAATTATTTTTGATTTCGCTCGATGTTTTTACGCTTGATTCTCGTTTTTGTTTTCAGGTGATTTTAAGATGCTGAAGTTCTCTGCCACTATTTCCACGGTGTATCTTTTTTCGCCTTCTGGTGTTTCCCATTTACGTGTGCGAAGTTTGCCTTCCACGTAGATCGTTGAGCCTTTTTTTAAATACTTCTCAGCAACTTCAGCAAGCCCACGCCATAAAACGATGTTATGCCATTCTGTTTGCTCGAT